CAACAAATGACATTTAAAGATATTTTAGTTAATTCATCTGTGGATACTAATGACGAAATCAGAATCAGTAAGCAAACTCACAAAATCCTTGAATTACTCCAAATATGCGATCAGTCCAATACCGCCATGGGGCAAATCGCATTGCAGTACAACGCTCGTATTTACGAAATAAGGCGATATTTAGAACCACACAACAAAACCATCAAGCTGGTTGTAAAAGGACCTGATGGTATTAACTGGTATGGAATAAGACCTATTAGAGAGGATCATCACAACTAATGGCTAAGAAAGACCCGAAACGAGAATTTAAAGGGGTGTTCATACCAAAAGCAATCTGGCTGTCAACCGAGATGAGCCTGGTAGAAAAAGCCTTTTTAGTTGAAATCGACTCACTCAGCATTAAAGAAAAAGGGTGTTTTGCTAGCAACGACCATTTCATGAACCTGTTTGGCTTAAGTCTTCGGCAGGTCAGTCGTATCATTGCACAGCTATCACAAAAAGAGCTAATAAAAATCGAGAAAACAAGCGAAAAAACCAACCGAAAATGCAAACGAATCTTAATACCTGTATGGACAAAAATGTCCACCCATACCATAGACAAAAACGTCTGCCCTGACCGGACAAAAATGGCTACCCACCATAGACAAAAATGTCCGACACCCATGACAAAAATGGCTACCCCCTATATAAGGAAGAATATTATCAATACTAATACCAATGAATATACTCAAGAGAATAAAGGAAATACAAAAGATATTCCTGAAAAAGCATTGGAATTAGCATTAAAAAAGATAAAAAATGAGGCCGGAAAGTACGACCTGGCACTATTCAAAATCATACCCGCCCGCCACAAGGGTGAAAGGACAACATTCAACCGATTGCGGGAGTATCTGATCGCAGAAGTAGCAGCGGATCGGCAGCCAATTGATATTTTCGCCTCTGCAATTGCGTGGGCCACTGAGGCTAAGATTGTTGATGACAACCCAAGGCGGCTCTATGTCGCAAAATGCAAGCAAGTGACGGGCTTTACTGGCAAGGGTGCGGCGGGGCGGTTACTCAGTGGGATTGGGGATTTTGCAGGCAAAGTTCGTAAATCGCTATCACAGCAAAAAGCGGAACTTTTACAAACAGAGGCAAATCAATGACAACGTACATCGTTGAAAACCCGGATGATGAGACGGTTTGGGGTCAGCTTGACTCTTGCCCCGGGGCGATAGGCTGGTCGTTTGCGGAGTTGATAATAAAATTCTGCAAGATTGCAGAGAGTTATAGCGTGAGTTGTTCTTTGAAAAGTCGGTATGAGTGTCGAGACCTCGAAACGATAAAGAAAACAATGGCAGAGGTTTATAGCAAATTACCACAAAAAGCAAAAGTAGAAATTAAAGATTATTACTACTGGTTTTTGGAAAAAGATAAAATAATCGACTGGGAACTATTTGCCCAGGAACGGCCCGACCAGGTTGTGCTCGGCGGAGACGAATTACATAATTCACTGAAAGCGATAGAAGAATATGCCAATCAAAAAAGAAATGAAAAGTAAAGTTAGTTGTAGATGTGGCCTTTGCGGGAAAAGGTTCAGTGTTGATCGAGAGGTCTTAAATGGCAACAAGAAGTTCCTTGCGACGCAACTTACGCAGGATTACGCCAAATACGGCTCACCAAAAATTAAAATAACAACCAATGTTCAGCTGGTAGGCAGGGATATTTGTATGAAGTGCAGCAAGGAAGCGATAATTCGACTTGCTGCAGATCAAGCCGAAGACCTAGGGATGGAAGATGTTAAAACATTACTCAAGGGATTTTTAGTTGGGAGGCGCCAGTAGTGGCAAAGAAGCAGAAAAAACGCAAGGCCAAAACACAACTTGAGCCAGGGGATTACCTCGATGCTGAGCAGGTCCGGTTTGTTTTAGAGATTTTAAGGTCTGAGGCAAAAAACGGAAGCTTTCGAACTGCTGTCCGGTTATTTATATTCCAACTATTAGTCAATACAGGACTTAGGCGCTCTGAGGCGGTAGGCCTGCAGCTGAGAGATCTGCCAGGGGCACACGGGAAAAGCGAGATTGTAGTTCGATGGGAATTAAGTAAGAGCCGGCGGAACCGCGGTGTGATTATCAGCGACTCATTTAAAACAGTCCTGGCTAGTTATGTCGAGAGATTTTGCAAAAACCAACGAGATACAGCTCCATTATTATTAAATGAACATGGCCGGCAGATGACTCCCCGAAATATATTCGACAGGATAAAAACTATCGGTCGTCATGTCGGAATAACGGGGCTCCATCCTCACACAATGAGACACACCCACTTAAGCCTTTTGTACGGAATTGACAAGGATCAGATGTTTGTGAAGCACCAAGCCGGCCACTCTAAGCTCGACACCACAAATATATATGTCCATATCAGCGATGCTGGGCGTAAAAGGCAGGTTTCTAAGCTGGACTGGCTTGTATAGGGGCTATAATAGGCGTAAAGGGATGGGTTTATTATAAAGATAAGGGATAAAAAGGATTATGAAATCAAGAGTTGAAACGTCTGATAATTTGCATTGCCAACTCGAAAACGTGCTTTTGGCAACGTTGATTCAGGGCTTTAAACGGCGATTTAGCCACCGAGCACCCCTCGTTTTTAGGCTAAAAACGCAGAGTACCACTGGGACATCAAACGTTGTAAACAGTTATAAGACAAAAGGATATATCAGAAAAGCTGGAAAAGCACCCCTAAAAACGGCTTTTTTGGAAATGTGTTGGCAATGTAAAAAACGGGCGTTTAAAGGCTAAAAATAAGGGTAGAAAATCCATGAAACTTATTAAACCAATACGAGAATTTGCGATGATGATACACGACAATACTAAACTCTTACAGACAGGGGAGGCTTTAGAATAATGAGCGAACATTTAATTTATTGCATAGAAGCTATTACAAAAAACACAGGAAACCCAACTGGGTTATTCATTGGGTACTGTGGCGAAAAGGTATCCCGAATGGCAACTTACGATAGAGCATTTAAGTTCCATGATGAGAAAACAGCAGGCGTGTTTAAAGTAATATTTTTTGGTTGGGCCAAGGTTAAACTCCCGTCACAGATTGACTTCAAAGTAACAGAACACGAAGAAATTACGGAGGTAATTACATGAAGTATCTGGTATTGGTAGCAGTATTGTTTTTAACGGGCTGCGTAACGTATTCTTATGAGCACTCGGAATATTACCCTGACGGCCAACTGAAGGAGACGATCAAGCTCTCCGGGTCCAAAGCAATGGTTAAGGATTATAAGAAAACGCTTGATGTTAATTTGCCTGATGGTGCGTTGCTCGGCGTTGATACTGTAGAAACAGAATCCGATCCCAATTATGTATTGGCATTAGCCCGGGCTGTCGAGCAAACCATTATGGCTTACAACGGAACTAACGCAATTAAATTCATCAGTGAATAATTTAAAGGAAGGAATAAAATGGACAAGAATGAAGCTGATCAGTTATGCCAACAGAATGGCGACTTGCTTTTAGACCTATCTGCGGTTAAGGCTGAGAATAAGAGTTTAAAAAAAACTGTGTTAGATTTACAAGAAGAAGTGATGGATTTGCAAAATGGCATCATAGAAAGCGATGGTGAGTAATGGGCTTTAACGAATTATATGATGAAATGGTACGAATCAGAGCTGAACTCGCAGCGGTCAAGGCTGAGAGGGATAGGCTGAGAGAGGCAATAGGTACGTGCGTAGGGATTATAAGGGCAAGTGGTCAAGTTAACACAAAACTGCTTGCTGATAAGTTGGAACAAGCCTTAAAAGAAAGCGAGGTGTCCCCGTTGCACTGTTTTATCACAGAGAAAAAGCAACCTTAAAATAAAAGCTGAAATTAATCAAAAGGGAGCGTAATCAGATGGCTGACAGCGGAAATTTAGAATGTCCCGAATGTGATGGCACTATTGAAACCTGCGGGTTCGCTTGTCTCGGCGATGATAAATGGGAATGCCTCAAATGCGGTCGTGTATTTAACGATAAGACCGGCGAAATTTTTAAGAAAACGAAAATCAAAAAGGAGCGTAATCAGATGGCAGACAGCGGATGCGTTTAAAGAGATCTATCTTGATTGGGCTAATTTAATACATAACAGCCAGCCAACTCTCGATTTTAAAATAACAGAACACGAAGAAATTACGGAGGTAGCAATATGAAAACTAAAACCGGAACAAAGGAATGGGCTATAGAACCACTGAAATTAGCCCAAAGCGATTCAGCCGTAAAGTTCTTTTATGACGTTATGAAAGATGCGGAAGAACGGGAAAGGTTTGAGACGATTGATGGTTTCGGCGTTTTCCCTGACAAGTACTGAATTAAAACAAATATTCATCAACACCGTTAACAATAATTTAATTTAAAGAAAGGAAAGTATTATGGAAGAGCTGTTAAAAGAAATATGTGCAGGGTTAAGGGATGATATTAAAGAGGAATGTGCCACCACAAAAGCTTTAATACTGCATTCTGATTTTAACCTTCCAGAAAAGTATGCAGGTCAGCACGGCGAAATGAAAGCTAACATAATGCTGGCATATCGCCACCTTGAAGATGCTCGCATGAGAGTTGGCAAAATCTTGCAAGCTGCTGGCGATGGTGTATCAATTTTAGATAAGTAATTGTAGCGCCCTTGCTGATACCGTGATTATCGGCAGGGGCAATTTTAGAGAGGATTGATTATGGGTATCTTTAAAATAGAATGTGGTGCAAGTTGCCGTATTAAAGCGAATAGCAAAGAACAGGCTTTGTCTACGAAATGCGTCAGAGAGTATTTTCCAGAAGAAGAATTAAGTGAGTTAGAAATTGAAGAAGTTGCACAGGACGAGTGGCTGACGATAAACTTTGAGGGTACGAAAATAACTCACACAGCTAAAGAATGGGACTGTATCTATGAGGGATTCAGTCCTTTAATGCTTAGTCAAAGTGATTACTAACAACAGGGGCAATTTAGAGAGGATTGATTATGCCGAAATGTAAAAGTTGTGATTATAACCCGCACGAACACGATATGCTTAACGGCTATTGTAGGATGTGTGCAAGCAATTTAACAGAGAAAGCAGAGCAACTCCAATCCGACCTCTCTGCGGTCAAGGATGAGAGGGATAAATTAAAATATACAATAGGGGCAGCAATTGAGCATTTGTCAGATTCTCAGTGCTGTATGATAAACAATCAAGCAAAAATGATTCTAGAAAGTGATGGTGAGAAATGGAAACATTAATTAAAGCATGTTACTTCAAAGCGAAGTTTGAAAAGAAGAAAAAGATCTGGCAGGAAGGCTACTGGTCACAGATGATAGCCAAGCACGCCAGGGGCGACTACAGCCATGAGGAACTAAGGATTAAATGGACTGTCATATCTGCATTGTATGATAAATGGGTTGGTAATAGTGCTTCGTATCGAATTTCTGATCACGCTATTCTACTTCACGCCCTTGTGACCAAACAAGATGTATGCTTTAGCTCATCAGAGCGTGACGGTGGAGTCAGATTTAAGATGGCCTCACTGGTTTTAAAGAATCCCAAGCGATGGGATATTGAGGATGTTACCGGTGATATGACCAAGGCTGTTACAATGCTCGAGGGAGCTATCGAGCAAGACGGAAAGAAATACGACTGGCCGGCAGTTATTGGATTTAAACTTTCCTTTATTAATGAGAATCCAGAGAAGTGGTTCTGTAATGAGATCTGTGACTACCTTAAGATGACAGTGGGATTATGGCCAGAAGGAATTTACAGATTGCACCCGGATGTAAGTCAGCGAATCCAGCGATACATCTCAGAACAATACAAGATGAGAACTCAAAGGGACGGCCTTAAATGACACTACAACAGATATTTCCAGCGATTTTAATAATGCTCGATGTTGCTGCGGCGGTGTTATATGCCTTTGACGGCGATATTAGGAAAGTTGTTTATTGGCTGGCGGCAGCAGTATTAACGACAGTGGTTACTTTTTAAGAAAGGAATTAAATAAATGCTAGTATTATCACGGAAGGTAAATGAACGGATCTTAATTGGCGATGATATTGTTATTACGATTGTAAGGTGTTCTGAAAAAACTGTTAAGGTTGGGATTGATGCACCCCGGCACCTCAATATTGTACGGTCTGAACTTACAGGAGCTGCCACTGATGGCAAAGCCACTAATTTAGGGATATAGATATGGACTCATTGATAACAGAGGCGAAATTCCATAGGAGCTTGAACAATATTGAATTAGTTCGCCGCAGGAACGAGGCAGGGCTTAGTCAACAGCAGCTTGCGGATATGCTGGCGGCTAAATTAGAGCGTGTGAGCCTGTCCCGTACGTATATAGTACAGCTTGAGAACATAGATAACCCTGACATTCCTATTGGAACTGCGCAGGCCTTGGCAGAAATCTTTGAAAAATAGAACAACCTTAATGTCCAAACAATCAGAACTTTAGTCAAGCCCGTTAACGCGGGCTTTTTTTATGCGCCTTCGGAATGTCAGTGATCACTTACTTGTAATTTTTGTCAGTCCTGTCGAAAATAGAATCTTATTAAGACAATGGATGTGCTGTGGAAAACGGGAAATCCAAATTTTCTATTCAATTGATGGAGGTTAGCAATGAATTAGGCGACATTTCAAGAATCTTGTTGCTGGCAATTGGTAAATCCTCAGAGCACAAAACCCTAATAATTGAAGAGGCTCTTGAACGATTAGGCAGTTGCCAGCAAACACAACTACACAAGCTAAGAAAGATATTTGAGGAACTAAAACGAAATAATGGCTAAAAAGGGCACAAAAGGGCAGCGACTCGAAAAAGGTGAATCGCTTTATACTCCAGACTTGATAACACGAGTTAAGACCATCATTATGGAAATCCAGCCTATAAAGTCTAATGGTTCCTTGCATTACGATAAAGTCGCTAAGGTTATGGGGATACCTATCAGGACGTTTAGCACGTGGCGGAGTCCTGAATCTCAATATTACAAACCGTTATTCGTTAAAGCCTTAGCGTCTGCACACGAAGCACTTGTCGAAATGATCGAATCTGGCCGTATCAAAATGGGGATGATCAAGAGAGCCCAACCATATAACCGGATTAAAAAGACCAAGGAATTGCGTACTATCGGTCCTGATATGCCAGCAATGGGCAGTATGAAAAAGGCTGGACTATTAGCGGCAGCCAAGAAATTAGGCCTTAAGCCTGACAAAAAAGACACTAACGATACCATTAAGCAGCTGATTACTGAGTATGTGAATACGCACACCGAGGATGTATTGATCGTTGTCAAGCAGGAAGAGGAGCGTATGCACGGTGATGTCTCAGCAGCAAAACTAGTTTTACCAAATATAGGCCCACCTGAAGAGCGATGGAAGGACAGATCAGAAGTTGAAGTTGTTGGTAAGAGTCTTACCGACATTCTAGCGTTAATGAGTGGAAAAAAGAAATAATGACCGAAGCTGAACTTATCTGTGAGAAAATAATAGGATACCAAAAGAATCCTGTGGGTTTCTGTACGGAAGTTCTGAGCCTTAAGGAAGAGCATGTTTGGCGGAAGATGGTTAGTATGCTCAATTCTATTAGGGACCATCAGTTTACTGCCGTCAGGGCATCGCACAGCGTATCAAAGACGTTTACTTGTGGTAGGGCGGTGCCTTGGTTCAAAACTTGTTTCCAGCCATCTACGGTTATAACCACAGCTCCCAGTGACAACCAGGTACGGAATCAGCTCTGGAGAGAGATCCATGCAGCTTACGCAGGTGCAAAAGTCCCACTAGGTGGTAAAATGACTACTCTGCAGTGGGACCTCAAACCAAGTGCTGAAGTCCTGGCATCTTTAGATCCAGCAGACCGGGAGGCCTGGGAGAAGAATTTTGCTATAGGTTTCTCAACATCTCCAGACTCAGCTACTGAACACGCAACAAAAATGCAAGGCTGGCATAATGAATGGCTTTTGATCGTGCTTGATGAGGCCTGCGGTATTAATCCACAGATCTGGAGAACTGCGATCGAGGCTTTAATCATCGATGAGAGATGTAAGGTTATCGCCATCGGTAACCCCACGGACCCCGAAAGTGACTTTGCGAGAGTATGCCATTCATCAGATCCAGCATTAAACGAAGGTAATGCAGATTATATCTCCGATGAAGGTTGGCATGTAATCACGATTTCCTGCAAGGATACCCCGAATTACAAACAAGGCAAGCGAGTTATACCGGGCCTAGCCGGCAGAGAATATGTTGAGAGAATTGAAAAGAAATACGGGCCTGATGGTGATGGAACACGGATTAGGGTAAAGGGATTATTTCCAACAAGTAAAGAGGGCACATACTTCGGGGCGAAGCTAGCTGTGGCGCGCAAAGAAAGGCGTGTGGGCGATTTCCCTTATGATGAATCTGCCAAGGTATATACATTTAGCGATACTGGCGACCATTGGACGGGTACAGTTTTCGTTCAATTCCTGCGGCAACGAATACGCATCATTGACGATTACTGGGATAATGAGGGTCAAGGCATTCCTAATTGGGCAAAGGTTCTGCAATCTAAGCCTTATGTTTATGGCGGGCATTTTGGCGGTCCGGAACTGGCTTATGGTACTTCTGGTAAATTCCAAACTGGTAAAACTACAATAGACTTAGCTGCCGAATTAGGATTCCATCTTCAGGCGATACCAGGGCATAGCTTTGATGATGGTATAGAAGCTGTTCGTTCAATATTTAACATGCTGGAAATTAACGATAAACAAGCGATTACATTCCTTAAAGCTATTTCAGGCTATGGCAAGAAAAAGAACCTTGCATTATCCACTGACGAAATGACTGTATATTCAAAAGGTGAGGCTAAAACATGGCACCGCCACCTTGCCGATGCTCTTAGACACGTTGCAATGCAATATCGATATGGCGAGATTGGCGGCGATATACTGGGTTATCCGGGTTCGACACCAACTCGAAAAGTTTATGGCGATGATGCCGGAGTTACTGATTTGTTAGAGGTTGGTTGATGAGTGAAAAAGAAGTAGTACAAAAATTTCAAGATATGTGTATGGAAAGTATTAATCCCGACTTGTACTCGGCTTTGGTTGATGAAATTATTCCTGCACTAAAATTGGCCAGAACTAAATTAAAACAAGAGCCGGAGCCAGTTAAATGAGTGTATTTGTATCAGGATGTCCGGGATGTGGTCATAAGATTGGCGTGCCAAGACCAGGTAGTGATCCGGCAACTGATAAGTCTACAATAGAGTGTCCCTTTTGCGGGCATGAGGTTGATAGGAGTTTGGGCTATGAAGTGTCAGAGCCGCCACAGAAACAGGAACCTTTTGATTTATTGAGTGTGGAGTAACTATGTATCAACTAACAGCAGAAGATAAAAAATGGGAAGCTGAGAGCGATGCTCGAACCTTATCAGAAGCTCAGATTATTGCAGGTGATGAGCCTCGAATGACTGCGGCCAAAAAGGCAGCTGAGGAACTGGCCGAGAAAGATCGCAAGAATGCGGCGGCACTCGATAATGTGGACAAAGTATTTACTAAACAGAAATCGACTAACATGTATCCTAACACTAAGGCGGAAAAATAATGATAGATGAAATGAAATCAATAGATGCGTTTTTACAGCAGGAAACAGAGACAATGGCACCGTTGATTATTGAATTTATGAGGGTTCCTCTTGCAAGATTTAATGATGAACAGTTAAGGAAGATAATTCACTTTTTAGTAAAAGAAAGCGGTAATAAGAGAGTTACAGGTAGAAGATTTAACGAATTTGCAGAACAACCCGAACCGACAAAGGAAAAACCCTAATGTTTGATTTTACTGGTAAAACAGATTTACAAATAGCAGCTATCATAACTAAAGACCATGCTAGGCTTGTGAATGAACGCAGGGACTTTGAGGGGTTATGGGAGATTGAGAATAAGATATTCCTGCCACGTCGTTACGACCTGCTCCATGCGGGTGTTAAAAAGGGTCAGCAATACGGAGCAAGGGTCTATGATGGTCATCCTGCCAATGCAGCTAATAAGTTCTCAATGGGTATGCTCGCACATATGATGAGTAAATCCGTGCCGTGGATACAGTTCGCTACTTCCAAAGCTAAAGTAATGAAAGAGGATTCTGTTAAAAAGTATGTTCAGGACGCTGCGGAGCAAGTAAATTTTGGGCTTGGCAACTCCAACGTTTATGGACAGAGCGTTTGGTTCTCTAAAGATGGTGCCGTTACTGGCACGGCAGTTAGTATACCCGAAGAGGATAAAATAAAAGGCACAATGCACTATCAGACGGTTAGTCCTCGTGACTCCTACAACAAGTTTGATAGGTTTGGTAATTTGATGGTCTATCATCGCAATATCACAATGTCTGCAATCGAGGCTTACGATGAATTTGATAAGTCTAAACTTCCTACAGAACTTATTAGGAATGCTAAAGGCGAAAATAGCGGTGACCCATTCAAAGAATACAGTTTGATTTATGCTGTATATCCAAACGCTAATCCGAGAGAGGGTTCGCTTCGCAGTGAAGATAAGAAATTCAAAGTCTTTTATGTACTCAAAGCTCAAGGGGTTGGTAAAAATGCTCTCGTTCAGCATACGGGTACGCAGATGGGTCCGATTATATGGGCTCACGGCAGAGAGCCTGGCACAAATTATGGAGTGTCTATTGCAGCGGATGCACTGACTGAAGGATTGCAGGGTAATAAACTTGGTGAGCTATTATTGAGAATGACACATAGAGAAGCTGACCCTGTTACCGAAGCACCGTTGGCAATGAAAGAAAGCGGTATTCAAACTAATCCGGGTGGTCGTAATTGGGTACCTGAAAAGTATATTGGTCACAACGCAATTCGAGAAATATTTAGTAGTGGTAATTGGCCGATGACTGATGCTCAGGAACAAAGATTGCACGCTACTTTAGATGACAAATTCTATGTAGGCTTGTGGGACGCCCTGATGACAATGAACGGCCCACAAAAGACGGCTACCGAAGTTATGCAAATTCAAGGCAATAAAGCTGTATTACTATCGCCGGTATCAGAAGATTTCGAGAATGCTTACCTCAAACAGATAGTTGATGCCCAGTGGGTATTCGAAGAACAAATCGCACGTAGAATGCCTGATGTGCCTGACATCCTTTTAGAGCCTGAGAATCGGCAGATAGATACAGTATTCATTGGTCCGTTAAATCAACTCCAACGCGCTACAATGCAAACCAGAGGTACAGTAAACGCATTAGCAGTTATCAGGCAAATTGCAGATATGTGGCCTCAGAGTTTAATCAAAATAAACGAGATGGATTTGCTTGAAGATGCAGCCATTGCTCAGGGTATGAAACAATCCCTTATTAAAACAGATGAGGAAGTTAAGGCTATTCTTGAGGCTAATGCAGCTGCCGCAGAAGCAGAGCAACAGACAAATATGGCTATTGAAGGTGCTAAAGCGGCTGGCGGACTCACAAAAGCAATTGAGCAGGACTCTATTTTAGACCAGGCGGCTGGGGCTATGAATGGGTAAGGGTGATACATATAGACCTGTAGATAGAGAAAAGTATAGTAAAAGTTACGATAGAATTTTTAGTAATAAAAATAAACCGAAAGGAAAAGAAAGTGGCAAAACTATTAAAAAATGAAGTGGAAGCAATTGAACGAACCATTCGCAAGTTTGTCAAAAAGGATGGTGGTTTTCGTAAGGGTATAACCTTGAAATCTCAAAAGCACGCTCGGAAATTGCTTCACAAGCTCGGTCGCAGAACCGTTACATGGGATTCGAGTATTAACTTCAATATGGTAGCTACTAAGTCAAAGGTTAGACCCAAAACCCACAAAAACAGTATTGACTAATAATAACAAAAACAAAAAAATAATTTAAAAGGAGCCAAGACAATGGCGAAAGTAAAAGACCCAACAAAAAAGGAATTACAAAAAGAGTTAGCTGAACTCGAAAAACACAATCTTGTAGATGGTTTGCCCACAAACGATAGTGTTCCACAGGAGCTAAAACGCATTAAGGAAATTGCGGGGTTGATTGCCCAACATCCCGGCGATCCCGGCGGTAAACATCAAAGCCCACCAATAACAACACATCCCACATCCCTGGGCGATTCTGAAGAGATCAAAAAGCTGAAGGCAGAAAACCAGCAGCTCAAGGACGCCCAGGCTAGATCTGCAGCAGGTAATAAGATCAAGTCGGCAGATAAGAAACACGGCTATATTCCTCGCCCTGATGAGATTATGGGTAAAGCTCTGGATAATGCTGAGAGTATAGATCCATCCGACTGGGACGATTCTACTAAGCTGGCTGTTGAAAGAGCTATCAGGCGTTTTGTTCGTAAGGGCGGATCTCGAAAAAACCACAAAGGCGATTTCTACGACTTGGCAGCTGGATTTAAGAAAGGTGTTACCATTGGCGAAAAAGCTTATGCACTTGGCCTACTTGAAAAAATGGGCCGTCTTAAAGGCACTGCAAAAGATATTATCGCTTTAATCGAAAAGCGAGAAACACTACCCATTGGTGAGCAACGCCAAACAGCTAAAGAGTTTAATCAGAAGCTCGAATCGCTCGGTGTGGTATGGGATGACAGTATTCAGGTACCGGGTATGAGTGCCCAATTGCGGAGCTAATATGGAAGTATGTACGACATTAGATTTTTATAATACCTTGCTGGCCACCGAGAGTGGCCGGCGGGTATGGGCTGAAATGCGGAAAATGGCGAATCTGTGGTTTAGGGCAGAGCCGCCAATAAAGGAGCATGAAGCCTTAGCACAGTGCGTCTTAGATGAATTTATATTGCGTATAGAAGAAAAATGCGGACTCAATACCGTAGATACTGAAAAGATAATATTAGAAGCCCACGCCAAAGCAGCGGCGGCGGCATTGGAAGTTAACAACAAAGAACCCGAAAAAACGGATTTACATAACATAAGCTAAGGAGTTTTTAAATGCCAGATTTTGATGCAGCAGGAATGTTTGATGTAGATGGAGCTTTTACTGATACCGGACGTAGTTCACTGGTCACCGCCGCAGGTGAGGATCACGTAAACACTAAGGTCTTTGACGATGTTAAAGATATGAACGGCCTGGCTAAAGTCTTTGCCGATACAAAGAGTAAGCTTGGCCAAAAATTAGAAAACGTTATTCAAAAGCCTGCCGAAAATGCCACTGACGAAGAGATCTCAACATACAAGGCTGCCCTGGCCACTGCTTCGGGTGCTCCTGAAAAGGCTGAGGACTACGAGTTTTTCAAATCTGAAAAATTACCTGACGGTATGGAACGCAGCCAAGAGGCGGAAGATCAGTTTAGGGCAGTCTTTTTTGAGCACAAAATACCCAAGGAGACCGTTACGGCTCTGACGAAGGTATTTGAAGAGTTTCAGGTAGGTGATTTTGGCAGGATGCAAGAAACCGTCGCCGCAAATGATGCTAAGACAGCCGATGATGCTCAAAAGGCCTTTGATACTGAATGCACAGCGATTAAAACAGATTGGCCAGGCGAGAAGCTCTCACTCAATGCACGAATTTCATTAGCGGCTATTCAGCAATTTGGTGATGATGAACTTATCGGCAAACTCAAAGAGGCCAAAATGTACGAAAACGCTACCGACCTAAGTAAGTGGCGAGAGTCCGGTGTTCCTCTGAATACCTTGCGAATATTCCATAAAATCGGATTAGCAACACTCGATGCCAAAGCACTAGGTAATCCAAACGGTTCTGTACTCACCGATACCGAGAAAGTTAAAAACATGTACCCTAATACAAAGGATTAAAAGATAGTTAGATTAAATAATGATAAGAAGCCAGGGCGAAATGACCCTTGTTCCTGCGGGAGTGGTAAGAAGTATAAGAAGTGCAGCTTACTCAAAAAAGTCCCTAAAAAGGACAAAATTGACTTGACAACGATGCTAAAGATACTATATTGTTTAGTGAAGGGTCTTAAGGGCTCATCAATAGTAATAACCAAACGGACTATTGATGAAGCGATGCCAAAAGATTGGCTTCATAAAATGAGAATAGAGCTTGGCCAAGTAAACGGGATTGACTGTTATAATGTAAAAGTCGAAACCGATATGGACCAAAAGATAGTTAAACCGGCATCAAACATTATACTGCCGGGCAGAAATTAGAAGCAAATTTACAAGTGAATAAATCTTTCAGACTACTCGCTTTTTTTAGCGGGCCTGATGCTTAGGGAATAAAGAGTTCCCCGGCTAACAGCCGTAAGTGTCAGGAGGGCCTGAATGTCAGATTACTCTCCGAAAATTATTAACATTAATTTTTAGGAGTTTAATCATGGCAACACTTGCTTTAGGAACAAATCTAACGCTGGCTGAGATTGTACGCAGAGAAGATCCTAACGGAACTTTAGCTGATATAGTAGACATCCTCAGTCAGACAAACGCTATCGTACAGGATTCTACATGGATTCCTTGTAATGATGGCTCCAGCCATCAACACACCCGTTCTGTAACAGAGCCTACCGGTTCTGAACGCATGTACGGTCAAGGTGTTAAGAAAGAAGCTGGCGTAACAGAAGTAGTAAACGAGCCGACTACACTCTTAGCAGGACTCAGCGAACCAGATGCCGACTTGCTCCGTGGTGCAGCTGGTGGATGGCAAATGGCCAGAGCCAAAGAAGATGCTTTCTTCATCAATGGCATGACCAAGACGCACGTAAGCCGTATATTTGACGGTAACAGAAGTACAAATCCCCTTCAGGTCAACGGTATTAACAACAGAAGCGACTATAATGCTTTGAGTAGCGATTACGTCTACGATAACGCAGGCGGTAACGCTTCCGCCACAGCAAACAAAACCAGTATATACATCTTCCAGTATGGCCATAAAAAGGTCAACCTGCTCTATCCTCGTGGTCAGGGCGGCGGCGAAGGTGGATCACCGATCAAGATGCGTGACTTCGGTGAGAACCTCGTAGCAGATCCAAACAACTCCAGTGCCAGGTATCCAGCAATGCAGAGCTGGTTCCAGATAGCATTCGGTATCGACATCGCTGATCCCCGCATGGTTAAACGTCTCTGTAATATTTCAACCAGTAACATCGATGGTGTTGACGACTTTAGCTTTGATGAAGAATTGCTCATCGATGCCTATAACGACCTCGAAGATGGTGGGATGGGTGCGGTTATTTACTGCAATAGAACCATTAAAGCTCAGATGATGAAACGCGCCAACGAAAAAGGTAACGCTTTCCTCGTAGCTAAAGAAGGCGAAGGACCTTTCGCTCAGCCAGTTCTGAGATTTTGGGGTATCCCGGTTCGTGAAGTTGCTCAGATAACTAACGTTCAGGCGACTGTAAGCTAATTCATCAGCTTAAAACGTTACGAAAAATTTAATTCAAGGAGTACTAAAGATGTACGATATTAATAATGTTTTCACGCATACTTACAGTGCTGGAACAGACGCCGACTTGTATCAAACAATCACTGCCGATGCTGCTTCGAGTAATCTTATCGATCTCGATAAAACCAATATCAAACTTGGTGCAGGTAAGCCGATGTTTATCATTGCGAAAGTTGGAACTCTGTTTGCTACTACAGTAAGTATGGAAATCAGAATGCAGACGGATACCGATTCCGCTTTTGGAACGGTACTTAAGGATTACCTCTTAGGTAGATGGGCTGTTGCTCAATTGACAGCAGGTGCTCTGCTGCTCAATATCCCAATGCCGGTAATGCAGTATCAGCGGTATGTAAGATTGTATTTCAATATGTTCACCAACGCAACCGCAGGAACTCTTTTTGCGGCACTAGCAGATTCTCCAGAGGAAGCTGCATTGCAGGTAGACCATGTTGAAGCTGCAAGCTAACAACAACTTGCCAGGCAGGGTTAATCCTGCCTGGCTTTAATTTTTTTGGAGATTATACCATGAAAAGGTTACTTTTTTTAATTGTAATAATCACACTTCTGGCCGGAAATTGTTTCGGTGGAGCGTCTGGTTATAATTTAGGTGCCGTGGGTCAGCCTATACCATCCGACTGGTTCTCGTCGGGTAGGCAGGTGGACTACGGAACTAATGCCCTGCGTAACATGGAGACACTCGTAGCTCTCGGAGTTAATCCAGGCACTGGCTCGATATTCTACGTTGATTCCGGTGTTACAAATGAGGGTGATGGTTCCAGCTGGAATAACGCTGTTGACACACTCGACGAAGGCATTAATTTATGCACTGCTGGCCGGGGTGATGTTATCCTCGTAGCACAGGGTCATACCGAAACAGAGGCTACTTCTGCAACGAGCTTGTTTACTCTCGATGTCGCAGGTGTAACTATTATAGGCTGTGGAAACGGGAGCTACAATTCTGTGGTTGCTTCCGGTGCCTCCACTGGTCAGATGATGCCCACACTGATTTTAGATGCGGCTGATGCGACTGTGACGATTAGTGCTGCGAACTGTAAGGTTGTTGGCCTGTTGTTTGTTAGTGATATTGCTGATGTTGCTGTTGGTGTCACCGTTGCTGCGACTGCAGATGGTAGCACTATTCAAGGTTGCGTGTTCAAAGATAACGCTGCTAACTTAGAGTTTACAGTGAATATCTCTGTTGCTGCACTGGCACCAGACGTAAAGATACTTGGAAATAAATTCTTTACAACTGCTGCTGCTACTACATCTAATGCTATCTTGAGTGCTGCTAATACCGGACTGGTAATCCAAGGCAATACTGCTTATGGGAAATATGCAACTGGAGCTATCTTAACCTCTGGAGTTTTAACGAGTGCGATTATCACTGATAACATTCTCGTTAATGCAGAAGCCGCAATAGCGATTGCACTTAATGGCACGACTTCAACTGGAATACTTACGAGGAACTTCCTTGGTGGCGAGGGTAGTACCCTTGCTGCTGTCTTGACAGGTGACGATGCAATGACTTGCTTCGAGAACTATGCCTCCGACACAGCGGGTGGTAGTGGTGTTATAAACCCAGCCGTTAATGCTGCCGACTAATACATGGGAGGGGCTTAGCCTCTCCCTTTTCTTTTTCTTTGGAGTTTGAAATGAAAACAATTCTATTAATTCTGATAATGGTTGTGGCCTTTGTAATTCCAGTAGATGCTGAGCCTCTTGACACCTATCAATCCAGTTGGCACCTTATCCGCGAGACTGCTGATGAAGATGGTGATAGATTTAGTAACGTGTATGATTTAACAGGCGAAAGTGAAACTGTGCCCGGTGGCAATTTTGCTGGCAAGGATAGCTCTACTGTTCTCGCTGGTGGACCATTTAGAATCCCCACACTATCTGATACAAGAAGCGAGGGCTATACTCCCGGCTCTAAGTGGATGTTTGCAATCTGCGGTAAGAACTACAATGCTCTTGATGATACATTCAGCTATTCCGTAATTGGATGGGGCAAGACAAACGGGATGTTGCAGGTTCTTGCTGAGGGTACTGGTATATTGGGAACTCAGGCGGTTAAGGTTTACCCTGACGGCGGCGATGCTATAGGTGAGTTGATTAGCGAAACTGCGGTTACTTACGACCATGTTGGTGCAGCACAAAGCACTTATTTTACTGTGACAAACGAAAGCTTTGCCGGTGCAGTACCTTTTATGATAGCGTATGTGACAGGCACAAACATAACTACCGGATTTTACACAGTGGGTATATGCACAGACTCTAATAACATACAGATAGCTGTCACCGCCTCAGATGATAATACAGATTCAACAGTACAAATCAACCCTGCTTTCTGGGCCGACACGATAGTTTTAGATGCGACAACTAAATGGCCTCTTGATGTAGATGGAGACGGTGCGAATGCACAGGTCTATAACTCTGCTGATAACGAGGTTGCTGTCATTGTACTCGATACGACTGGCATAGAGTGGCTGCAATTTGTTATTTGCGGTGCCGATGCTGCTACCGGCGAAGAGGCTGGCGATATTACAGTTTATGGCCGAAGATACTAAATAATAACAATAAAGATTAGGAGTTGAAATGAATAAGACAGACATTATCAACGCTGCTCTATTCGTTATAGGGTCAAAGAAAATCTTTGCACCTGCCGATAATACCAAATCCGCAAAATATGCCACTTCAATTTACGATTTCTGTCGGCACTTAGTTTATGATATGCCTATCGACTGGAGATGGGCTATTGCCCGAAGTAACCAATTAGCCCAACTTGCAGACCCCACCACGGGACCTGACCATCAATATGCACTACCAGATAACTGCGTTAGGCCACTGGCGATGGTTGATGTAGATGGTGATGAAGTTGAATATACGTTCCAGCCTGGTCTATTGGTGGACGGCGGTAATATTACCAAAACACTGCAAACTAATGTCGATTCCGGCGATGTGTATATTAAATACATAGTCTTTGTCGAAGATGAGGCGATGTATCCATCTTGGTTCTCACAACTTATTGCTCTAAACATTGCATTATATATTTCAGAGCCTATCAAGCAACACACTCCACACTACAATAAAGTAAAAGATATGTTGGATAATGCTTATGTAGTTGCTACCGAGGCGAATGCCTTATGGGGTGTTAAAACCAACTCTAAAACCCGCCGACCTGTAGATTTTGGAAACGATGCTCTTGTTAACGCTGCCGTGCAGTCAGAGGGAATTATAATTAATTATGGATTTTGTTAAAAGGCTACAATGAAAAAAGCAATACTAATATTTATTCTATGTGTGGCCACATTGGTATCGGCAATACCGCCACGCAATGTTTATCCCGAGAACATCAAAATAAGACTTGTTGAAGTTGAGCCGACCATAGTTAACGCCGGCGATGCTGACGGACAGATGCTCTATTGGGACGGCACCAATAGTTACTGGGCCCCATCAGATGAAGCAAAATTAAAGTGGTTTTCTGCTACAGATATACTTTTAGCAGATACGTTAAACTTAAACAATGCTCTGACGGTCCCTTATGGCGGCACTGGCGGGACAACCCTAACCGATGGCGGGATTCTTTTGGGTTCTGGAGCTGGGGCTATTACGGCGCTTGGAGCGGCCTCTAATGGACAGGTGCCTATAGGTGATGGAACTACTGACCCTGTTTTAGCAACTATTACCGGCGGATATGCTGTTGATGTCACAAATGCTGCGGGTTCAATAACCGTAGATGTTAATTATACTGATATAAACGCCAACGAAACCGATCCTTGTTATTCTCTTTTAGGCGTTCCTTATACTGGCGCTGCTGCCGATATATTTTTAGGTAATCATTCATTATATTGCCAATATATAAAAGCATCAAGTACTATCGTGCCGGCTATTTGGGGCGAAAATACTTATGGCACAGGAGTGTTTGGTACTGCTACTACTGGCACAGGAGTGTTTGGTACTGCCACTACTGGTTACGCAGGTTATTTTGCAGGAAAAGCTAAAGTAACGAGCACCCTAGTCGTTGACACTTTAATTATTGAGGCGGGCTCTATTACAGATACAAACGACAACATAGATTATAACGATACCGATTGGCAAGGAATAGGCTCGCATGTGGCAGGCGATTATACTTCAGTAGTCGCTACTGGCACAGCTCCGTTCTTTTGTGATTCTACAACTGTTTGCGTGAATTTGAACGCTGATTTGTGGGATGGATACCAGTTTGCAGATTATTTAAATCAAGATGTTACAACAACCGGCACACCCACCTTCGCCACCGTAGATGCGGGGTCATCTTGTGAAGCAAATGCTTATACTGTTGGTGGGGTTTCTGGGGTGAGTGGGACGTTAGAACTTGATGATGGAACTACAGAAAAAATAACACTTGTATTTACGAGTGGTATTTTAACCTCAAGGACAGTTGCAGCTACAACAAGCTCTGTGTTAGCGGATTGGACCGATTAGATGAAATACATTATTATTATATTATTATTTTGTTCGATTACTTTTGGCCTTAATTGGAATCTAAATTCTGATTGCTGGGTAAACTTTGAGGACTTTGCTATCTTTTCAGATGGATGGCAAACCACTTATGATATAAATGATTTAGCTGATTTTTCAGATGAATGGTTAAGGTATGAATACTATTGCAATGAGCAAGCTCCAGTTGCTGCTAATTCTGTTGTGAATGTATCGCAATACGAACCTGTTTATATCACATTCTCGGCGTATGACCAAGATGGATTTCTGCCAGTACCACCTAAACATCTTAAATACCGAATTACTACCCTGCCATCAGATGGCAACGCCTACATTCAAAACACGCTCGAAAATACTTCAAATAGGTTTACCGAAGTCCCTGATTGGTGTACTGGCTGGGCGAATAAAGTTATATTTGCTTCCGATACAGTTGGTAATGATACAGTAAAATTTAGGTCTTATGACGGCGAAGAGTTTAGTAATGAGGCAACTGTTGACGTTAATGTTATTGCGGCATATGCTGATTATGTATCATTTGATGGTGGCGAAGTTACAATCCCAGATAATGACTATTTAGATATTAATGATAGTGGCTGGGCAATGAGTATTTGGTATAGAAATATGACCAGCAGTTCCAATGGAAGCATTATTAAAAAAAGAGATAGCAGTCAGGGATGGGATTTTATTGTTCAATCAGGTAAGTTACTATTTAATCTGTACGATGCGAATGGATTGGTAGTAGCTCTCGAAAGTAACCTCTGCATATCTTATGGCATTTGGTGGGAAATACTCATTGGAGTTAATGAGGACCCTTGTGATGCTAACAATCAGTATATTTCAATGCAATACTACCAAACAGAAACAAACAGTGGGGAGTATGCCAATTCAAATGTTTTTGTCTCATCGGTCTACACAAATGATTGCAATGTGATTATCAATCCAAACACTGAAATTGACCATTTAAGATTCTGGGATGATGTAAGTGAGGAAAGTCATGCAACGACAGTTTTATTCCCAACAAACAGTCGGTGGAATTATACAGAGTCTACATTAGGCATAGGCAATCCATCCAAGGTTCGGTTTAAAATGGATGAGGGAAGCGGTAGCACAATCACAGATGATAAGGCCAGTGGGCTGGTAGGGACATTCAGCGGGGACGTGTCTTGGATACCTTTGTTTTGGGACTGGAATAAAAACGGATTACAAAAAATAGAGAACTAATGATTAAAAGAGTCCTTATATTTTTGTTGTTATGCTCTAATCTTTTTGGGGCTACAAGTATAATCAATGCCTTTAATGCTGGCGAAATATCGCCTCAATTAAATGGTAGAACTGATATTGCTAAGTATTATTCCGGATGCGAGACGCTGGAAAACTTTCTTGTATTCAGCTATGGTGGAGCGAGTCGACGGCCTGGCACAATGTATATTGCCGATGCCAAAAACTCTGACGAGGCTTGTAGATTAATACCCTTCGAGTTCTCAACTGAACAAGCTTATATCCTTGAATTTGGCGATGAATATATCAGGTTCTATAAAGATGGTGGGCAGATACAAGATGGGAGCAGCCCTTGCGAAATATCAACTCCTTATGATACAGACGCTGGCACAAACTTATTTGAGCTGCATTATATCCAATCTGCCGACACGATGTATATTACACATCCAGATTATGCGCCTCGGAAACTAACTCGAACAGGCCATACATCTTGGACATTAACGGAAGTAGATTTTAAGCGTGGTCCATTCTTAACTGAAAATACTACAACAACAACCATAACACCGTCGGCAACGACAGGGACAATCACACTAACCGCCAGTAGTGCTATATTTGATGTGAATGACCACGTTGGTGCTTTGTGGCAGGTAACACATACCGCAGAGGGGGAATCTGTTTCTGGGTCGTTTTCTCACGATGTTAATGCCCAGGACTCAAACTCACTTACAATGCAGCTCAATCGTAAATATTTGTTCACTACCCATGGCACTTGGGCTGGCGATGTGATCCTGCAGCGAAGTTATGATAGCGGGACTGTATGGAAGGATGTCCTTCCTGTTCATTATGAATCTGATGGTAATAGGGAATATACTGAATCAGAAACCGTCGAGGATGCCATATACAGAGTTCATACCGATGCTAATGATAATGGTATTGATTCAGGCACACTCAAATATAATCTAACGGCACTTAGTTTTGATATTGAAGGTGTTGTAGAGTTAACAGTAATAGCGTCCACAACATCAGCAACAGGGACGGTAGAAAATACTCTTGGTGGGACAACTGCAACCACTAACTGGGCTGAGGGTGCCTTTAGTCTGGATGAAGGATACCCAGCAACGTGCAGCTTCTACGAAGAGCGAATAGCTTATGCCGCCACAACCAACCAACCACAAACAGTATGGTTATCCCAAACAGGGGAATGGGATAACTTCCTGGCGGGTAATTTAGATTCTGATGCTATGAGCTATACTATTGCAGCCGATGAAGTTAACGCTATCAGGTGGCTTAGTCCCCAAAGCTGGCTGCTCATTGGAACAACTGGCGGCGAGTGGAAGATGGGGTCTGGCTCCGATGGGGCTTTAACGCCCACAGATAGAGTTGCAAAAAAACAATCTAATAATGGATCGGCTAATCTGCAGCCGGCAGTATCTAATAATGTTATTATATATGTTCAGAGGCAGGCTCGCAAGGTTCGAGAGTTAGTTTTTAGCTTTGAAGTTGATAGCTGGTTAAGCCCAGACCTTACGATCCTCAGTGAGCACATAACTAATTCTGGCATTGTTCAAACGGCTTTTCAAAAAACGCCCGACCCAATACTATGGACAGTACTAACCGATGGCCGTATTGCGACTATGACCTATCAGAGGTCTCAGGACGTTGTTGGCTGGGGCGAACAGAACTCTGGAGATGCCGATTTTGAGTCGGTGGCGGTAATACCAGGTGATGGCGAGGACGAGGTGTGGGTTTCTGTTGAGCGGTTAGTGGATGGTTCAATAGTTAGATATATAGAGCAATTCCAACCAAGGGACTTCGGGGCCGACCAAAATGATATATTCTTCGTTGATTCGGGCCTTAGCTTCGATGGCGGGGACGCGGTTGTTATTACTGACATAACTTCAGCGTCTCCCGCTGTTGTAACTGCAGCTGCTCATGGCTACTCAGATGGTGACCAGGTGCGAATAACATCCGTTGTCGGCATGACCGAAATTAATAACCACGTTTATACTGTTGATGATGCTGCAACAAACACATTTTCTCTTGATGATACGCTTAATAATAACATTAATTCAGTGGGTTTCACGGCATATACTTCTGGCGGTTCAGTTGAACAGGTAGAAAATACATTCACAACCCTATCTCACTTAGAGGGCGAGATGGTAGATATTTGCGCAGATGGTGAGTTCTATGGCACCGATACAGTCGCAAGCGGAACTATTACGCTTAGTGATTATTATAACACCGTTCACGCAGGTCTAAATTATGTTTCAAAACTTGCTCCTATGCAATTAGCGATACCAGGTAATGTTATTGCCGGTAAGACAAAGAGAATTACTGATATTACAGCCCGATTCTACAAGACCTTGCAATGTAAGTATGGTCCAACTGCTGATTCTGTACTAGACTTATTTGATTTTTCAGAAGAATATACTAATGACATCGATGTCAAGCAGAGCCTGTTTACAGGAGAGAGAAAACAGGAATTTGACGGAGACTATCGAACTGTAGGCGAAATATACCTGCAGGTCGATGAGCCAGTGCCATGTTCAATATTGAGTATATCGCCGGAATTTGAAGTTTATAGATAGAAGGGAAATAAAATGCCAAAATCAAAATCACCTGACATACAGCCCCCTGCAGCGCCAGCCGCAGCCCCGCCAACACCAGGGCCGATAGATACCAGGGTAGCTGGCGAAGATATTAAGAAAAGACAGGCCGCAGCCAAAGGACGCAAGGCCTCTATAGCCACTACTCCAGGCTCACTGGCGATTAGCGATGTTGATATTCTAAAGAAGACTTTAGGCTAAGGATTACAATGGTAGAACTGATTAATTACTTACCGGAGCACGCCGAGCAAATAGTTGCCGAGGGCGATACCGATCCATCTATCAATGTCGGGAACCTTCCTGCTAATTGGGCTGCAATCCGCAAGGGATCGCCGGCAATGACGGGCGTTGCTGATGGCCGTATTGTTGGTTGCTCTGGCCTTGAAATATGGTGGCCGGGTATGGCCGAGGGCTGGGGTGTGTTCGTTAAAGATATTTATAAATACAGGATGGGACTTAGATTACTCAAAGATAAATTCTACGAGTGGATGGATGAATATAAACTTAATCGCATTCAGGCACCGTTAAGAGCTGACTTTGAAGATGGTAAAAAACTGGCGGTGTTTGTAGGGTTCAAATGCGAGAACCCTAACCCTATGAAACGGTACCATTGCGATGATAGCGATGCACTTATGTATTCGATAGTGAGGGAAAGAAATGTTTAAATTAATAGATTTTGAGCCGGAACACGCTTTAGAGCTTATGGCAGCAGGCATTAAAGAAGAGACTGCCGATTTAGATGCTGAGAGAGTTGAACTTTTGGCGAAGTTCCCTGCAATGACTGGTATCTGTGACGACACAATAGTTTGCTGTGGCGGGATGATAATACTGTATCCAGAGTACAGAGCAGAATCGTGGACTATGCTATCTTCTGAGATACAGAAGTTTAGAGTCGATTATAAGATGATAAAAAAACAAGTACATACCTGGATGACCCAAAATAAGATTGTACGACTAGAAGCACCATTAAGGGCTGATTTTATGCCCGGCATAACCTTTGCTGAGCATCAGGGCTTCAAGATTGAGGCCATACTAGAAAAGTATCATCCTGACGGTTGTGACGCTATGTTGCACACTATCATCAAGGAAAGGGCTTAATATGCCACTTATTACATTGGGCATTATCGCTATTGCTGCAACGGCTGGAGCTACATACTACAGTATGCAGCAGGCTAAACAGCAAGCCAATACAGCTAATAAGATAGCTGAAAACAACGCCCAGCAGATTGAGGCACAGGGAGCCGCCCAGGCAAAGCAGATAAAGACCGCCTCAAGGGAAAAACAAAGGTTACTGCTGGATGAACGCCGCCGGGCAATTGCACGCAACAGAGCTAAAACTGGAGCCTCTGGTGTAACTATGGAAGGCTCACCATTGTTGAACATGCAGGAAACGGCAAAGAATATAACCTTAGATAAGGAAATGGAAAACTATAATGCCGGTATAGAGGCCGATGCTGTTGTAACAAAGGCAAAATCTGAGGCGGCTTTATGGAGATATAAGGGCAAGTCTGCTATTGCGGCAGGTAAATTACAGGCAGGGGCAGCATTATTTGGTGGAGCCTCGCAAATGGCCGATATAGGCATGAGTATGAAATCCGCCCAAAATAAAGGGGTTACATAATGCCGATAATAATACCGCAACGAAAAATACTACCAACTAAGCAGATAGCCGACACTCGCGTTACAATGCCGATGGATACATTTAATGGCCAGTTTGCGGCAGGTCAGAACCTTGCTAATAGCGTAAAGCAAGTCGCTGGGTTTATTGGCGATACCGTTAGTAAAACAATCGTGGCCCAGGGCGAAGAGGAATTTACTCAAGCTAAGTTAGATTATGAAACTGAGTTCCGGACTTTTCAAGCAGGTTTGGGGCAAGATACAGATTACGCAGGGTATACCAAGAAATTTAATAACTGGCATGATAATTATACCGTAGGCAGAGCAAAATTAATTAATCATCGAGGAGCACAATCGAGAGCAAAAGCACAGTTCGATTTGAATAGGGCAGTTAGAGGCAGGACGGTTGATACTAACGCCCAAAACGCACTTGTTAGACAGACCAGGGCGGCCATACCGAACAAAATAGAATCTTTTGTTGATGAATACTTAGCAGCTGAGACTCCAGAGACTCAGCATAAATCGGTTGCTGAACGCCATGGGTATTTCCAAACACTAACGCAAACGGGAGTTTTGAATCCTGATGAAGCTATAGCTATTGAAAAAGATTTCCGGAAAGCTCTAGCAAAGAAGGTTGTACAAAACACCGTTACGGCCATAGCATTAGAAGAGGGTTGGGAAAAAGCTATTGCATGGGGTGGAGATAACCAAAACATTAAAGAACTGGCAGAAGATTTCGATATTGAATTGTCCGATATTACCGCAGCACTCACGCCGATCATGCAACTGGCTAAAGTAAACAGAGCATCTGGAATTATTGAGCTCAATAAACAGCAAGATACTGACAGGGAGTCTTTGCGGGGGTTATTAAATTCTGATAGTTCCGTGGGCTATAATGATGCAATTAACGGATCCAGCTTAATTCCCGAAGAAAGGCTTGTGTGGGACAATCGTTTCGCTAAAAAAGCAAATCACATCATTGATACAAAACAACAAACAGAAGAAGATAGACTTGGAAATATAATAAATGCCAGGAAGAAATCGGATTACGCATCTCTGGTTACCGCATCATCTTTACCTGCTACCAAAAAGGCAGAACTTATTGCTGCCAACGAAACAGCATTAAAAGAATCCACTCATATTATTACTGATGAACAGGTTAGGGGCGATCTTGAAGAGATGGCTAACGATATTGCAATTGGAGCGACAACTAAAGCACAGGTAACAGATGCTGCTGACAAGGCCAGGTATGACGAGGAAACTATCGATGACGCGGCATACAAGCAAATAGTTAAACTTGTTGATAGTGAGTTTACCTCTTACCAGGCAACGGCCATGGGGGAAGCTATCAGTTATGGTGGTGGCCAATTGATCACTGTAACTCACTCTGTTATTGACGATCTATTAAAAATGCAGGCAGCCGGCCAAGAGGTTAATATCGAACGAGCAGCAAATAAACGTCAGAGCGAATTATGGAATTTAAGTCAGTACCGCAAGGCTATGAATGATTGGTTGGCCGTGCATCCAGAATCTAATTCAAGTGAGATATACACCGAATCCAGAAAGCTCTTAGTACATTACAAGCGATCACTGGCTGAGGTAGAAAAGGCACGTACTGGCTTTGAGGAACAATTTATAGCTGAACCAACAAAAGAAAAGGCTATTGAGGGTGTTAACGTGGTGTTTAAAAAGCCTGTCCGTGTAATGAGTCCTGAAGGCGTGACCGGCTGGAGTAGCGAAAAAGGATATAACGAAAAATTAAAAGACTTGGGTTTTATAAAGATTAGCGATGCCAATAATACTAAATGACAAAAAGGTTATAGATAATTCCATCGATGATGACATCAGTGATGTATTTATCCCTGACATCCAGCCACAATCGAACGTTATAGCAGATCCTGACAGCGTTGGAAATAATGCCAACGAAATCTACGATATTGCTGTTAACGCTAGTGCTTCTATATCTGATATAGAAAATAATTTTGTTCCCGATAATCAGATGCAGTCGGTGATCAAAGAGAAGGTAGCCCAAAATGTTATCATCGAGCAAGCCCGGATAGCCGAGGATGCAGAGCTCCGATCAGAAGCTCTTGACAGACTCATATTTGGTGATGGCCTGGACGATCCTGTATTCGCCGGAAAAATTGCAACTACCCTACTAAACCCTGTCGAAAAGGAGAGAATGACGGATGCGATTATTACATCGGGCATGTTTGATATTCCACTTGACCATGTTATGGGCATGGACGATGCTGCTAGGGCTAAGGTCTTTGGCCCTGAATTAAAAGATATCCGAAAAAAGTTTCAGCAGAACCCATTCGATGGCGGGTTCTTTGCAACATCTATAGAGGCTTGGAAACGAGGCGATGCGGGTTTTATGGGTGCGATTAATCTTTGGGATGCTGCTGTTCAAAATGCTGATGAGACTAAAGCCAGAGCAACACTGGGAACTCTACAAAGAAAAGAAGTTTTTGAGCCCATCGAGGCTAAGGGTATTAAAAAACTGTTTTATTCATCAATGCAAATCATACCCGGTATGGCTAGGGGTTCATGGGAAGGTATTGATGAAGCTTTTTATGGTGCGGCTATCGGTGCTGGTATGGCATTAGCAGGTGGAGCTGCTGGGCCACAGGCGGTTATACCAGAAGAAATAGTTACTGTTCCTGTTGCCACAATGGGCGGACTTAGGTTAGGTGCTTCAATTGGCTCTGCAAAAGTGTGGTATAAACAGGGTGCTGGTCAGATGTATTTTGATATGACTGAAAAAGGCTATGATCCAAAGGTCGCAAGGATGGTAGCTGGTGTTGCCGCCGTTCCTTATGCTCTTATCGAATTGAGTCAGGTTACAAAGATTACACCGGGATTGCGGAAAGTGGCCTTGGATAGATCTATCAAAACCGTTGGCAAAGTATTAGCCAATGCCGTTAAAAAGTATGGTAAAACTTGGGGCGAAGAGGTTTTCGAGGAGATAATGCAGGAAATTGTCGCTGTAACCGCCGAAGATATAGCGGGGCTTTTAAGCGAAACAACCAATACTGAGAAATCTACTTGGGAGGGGTTGTTAAAAAGAGGTAAACGTTTATGGGAAACGGCCAAGGGTGCCGGAGAGGGCATGGCCTTATTGCCGATTCCAAACGCTGTTATAGATGTCAAGTCGGGGATTCAAAACATATCTGCCAGTACCATATCAAAACAAAAGGTACAGGCTAAAGCTCAGGCCTTGACAGTTTCAAAACTCACCGATGAGTATAGCTTGAAAGTTGCACAGCAGTCTCAAGGTGTCATTGAGATATTAGAGCAAGCCAAAAAGGGCGTTCCCGCCGATCCTGAGACCGGCAAGGCGGCAGTACCGCCGAGAGTATTACAGCCCGAAGAGGCCAAAATGTTAACTACTCTCAAAGAAAACCTCTCCACCCCAGAGAACATAGTCCACGACCTTGAGCTTAATTTGCCACCGGAGGCCTTTGTTACCGAAGAGGCTACTATTCCAACGGAAAAACCGAGTACAGAGCAACTTGGGGCTGTGGAGGTGGTAGAAAAGACCATAGACGTTGGGGCACCTGTTGGTAAGGAAGGCATTGAGCTTGAGGACTTAGAGGGGACGCCGGTACCTATCAATGAAGATAACACAATAACTCTCTACCACAGAACTTCCATTGAAAACGTCGAAAACATCAGAAAAACAGGTGAATTTGTTTCTAAAGAGCAAGGCGAAGTATTTTTTTCTACCAAAGAAAAAGGCCAAGCAGAAGGTTTTGGCGAGGGCATTATTGAGATTAAAATAGATCCATCAAAGGTGGCATTAGATGACGCTTTTTCTGGAGGTGAAGTACATGTATCCGTATCCAACAAAGACATTACAGTAGAAAATATAAGCCAGCCTGAAAGTGTTCCACGTGAAGCAAAACGCATAATCTCAGACGAAGCATATACCAAAGCCAAAAAAGGCCTATTTGGTAAGGGTTTTCGTTCTGGTTTAGATCCTGTAGATTTCAAAAACGCTGCAATCATAGGGACGTATCATTTTGAGAACATGGCAAAGGCCGGCATCAAAGGTGCTGTTGATTTTGCTGAATGGTCTAAGAGAATGGTGATTGAGATGGGTGAGACTATCAAGCCACACCTAAAGGATATATGGGAAAAGGCCAGGTCTCCACTATACGCGGCTATATCTGACAAAGAAGGCCGCAAAATGACCATACGAATTAATAAGGAAATCAGATCTCTAGGCGACTATGAAACACTCGCTGAAAGTGGTTCAGCACGCAAAGCCGACCTACTCCAGAATATAAGTAAAATCAACTTTGCTAAAGACAGAAAATCATTGCCGGCAGAAGTCAAAGAGATGTTGACCGGCGAAAATCGCTGGCTATATGAGTATGTAACAACTACAGAACAAAATCCAAGTGCGTTAACATGGGATGAATTTTCCGAGGACTACGGCATTGAGGGTTCAGAAAGCGATGTTTTACAGGCTATTAAGGATGCCGTTCAAGGCGGGAAAGAGGGTGGCATAAACCAAAAGGCGTTAAATGAAATCGCTAAAACTAATCCTTACGCAGCTATGCTTGTGGAATTAAAAAATGCAGTAGAAAATCGCTTGCCTGGTAACAAGATTAACGATATACTACAAGCATATATTAATGAGGACTTGTTAGATGACGAAGCAATTGAACAATGGAAAATCGGTCGAGAGCCGGATAAAAAGAGCACGGGCAGCAAGCCAAAAGATAGTTCAAGACTACCTCGCAAGCCAAAAGTCCAGCCAAAAACCAAACCAAAATCAAAAGTAGCCTCTATACCAAAGACACTGCCGGAGAACTTCGCAGTACGTATGGCTGAAGAAAATGCCGTGCTGGAAAAGATGCTCGCCGAAATGCAAGCCCTGTCAGAAGGGCAGCAGGACAAAGCTTTCAATACCCATCTCAAAGAAGCCATCGCCAAAAATACAGCTGACGCTAAACAACTCGAGACTGATCGGGCCAGGATAAACGAACTGTTTGAGAAGAGGGTATTTGACGCATCAACTGGCGAGAGGAGCATTAAGGAAATAGCCAAATCAGCTGCTGATAGCATGGTTGAGATAGCTAAGAGCGTTCCTGATATGCTAATCAAGGTATTCGAGCCAGCCAAGCTAGTGGAGACACGGCTAGGCCCTAACGTATATGCCACAGTAATCAAAGGGATGCACTTATCAGAGCGAAGACTACTGGAATTTAACGAGCAGGTGCTCGACGTTGTTGATATGAACTTTAGGGAGTTAGAGGAGTTTTTTGCAGGGTTCAGTAAAAATGATTTAAAGAATTTTATGCTATCTCGAGGCAAGCCAAGGGGTGACTTTGCTAAGGAAATCAGGGACAAAGCCTCTGTTGCAGCGCCGGAGGCGTTGAAAGATGGCGGCTTTGAGCGAGCTATCAAGCAAATTGCCGATTTCAACTACGCTAAATTATCTGAAGTTGCCGGCGGTGATATTGCTAAGGTTAAAGATTACTTCTATGGCCTATACTCTCAATCACCTTCTGAGGTTGACAAATTCATTGACCAATACTACCGCACAACAAAGCGGTTTATGGAAGAAAAGAGTTTACCAACGCCGGCGGATGCACTTGAGTTTGGTTTGACGCTAAAGTCGTATAACCCTGTTACAAACCTCAAATCTGAATGGATGGGCATTGCCAGGCTCGAGGGGATCCAGACGATGCGTAACGAACTAATGAGAATGGGGCGTGGAAAATATATTGGATCTGTTATAGAGGATGATATTCCGGATGGTTGGGTAAAGATTGGCACAGAGCCCGTTTTTGATGGATTAAGAGCCAACGAAGACCTTGCTCGTTTAATAAACAATCTTATTTCTATTAACAAAACCAGTGCGTATCTGCCATTGCGAACTATTAGGGGGATTAATAATGTTCTTCGGATAGCTAAATTTGCAGGCTCTGCATTCCATTTAACGGTCGAGGCCTCTCAGGCGGTTGCAGATAGCCCATTGTTGAATCCAGCCTCAGCAACAAGAGGGTTCCAGACGGGCTTTAAGACCGATGATCCTGCATTCAAAACACCTGAGTACAGGGATTATGTGGGCCTGGGTGGCCACCAGCGAAGCAGTATTGAATCTGAGTCTCAAGCATTGTTTAGCGAAATAGTTGCTGCCACGGGCGGGCTTGGTGCTACTATTAAAGTCGCTGCAACCCCACTGAAGATCACAAGCCAGTTTACCGAGTGGATGTTTAGTAGTTATATTCCAAAACTTAAATACGTAAAGTATCTTGATTTCATGTCCCAGCAAGAAAAGAAGCTTGGTCGAAGTTTAACTGATGCTGAAAAGATAAATATTATTAAAGAAGGCCAGAACTTCTATGGCGAAATGAATGAAAAACTGTTCGGTAGATCAGCTACAGTAACTTCCGTTTTAAGGTTTATATTCCTCGCTCCAGGCTTTGCAGAGGGTAACTATCGTACAATCGCCAAAGGCGCTACTCAGTGGGGAGTAGGGGATACTTACGCAGCTGGCAGGTCTAGGCGTAACGTTGTTAATTCTCTAATACTCAAATTGATTGCTTCTACTGTAGGCACAATGATATTAACCGGCAAGCCTCCAGAGAAACCTGAAAAAATTGAGGATGTTCGGGACCTATTCAAAATTGATACAGGTAAAGTTGACGATAGAGGCCGTAGGATTTTGATAGACACCTTGACCTACGATAAGGACTACTACAATTTATTATTAGGCTGGGCCCAGCACGGCACAACTTCATTGGGTAAAGAGATTTTGCGGAGAGTTGGCGGCATGAGAGCTCCCCTGGCTGATATAACATACGATTTGGTTACGGTTGCATTCAATAAAGATATTTACGACTGGAAAGGCGATAATGTTATTCGCAGTACTGATTCGGTCCTTACAAAACTTCAAACGCTCGCAGAATTTGAATTAAAAAAATTAGAGCCTATATCGGTATCAGTTTTACGGCAGGGACTAAACAAGGGCATGACTCTTCCGGTAGCTATATTGCAATCAATAACAGGCGTTAGACCCACTTTGACAGAGGCTGAGATACGTAAAGGCCAGGTATTGCGTGATGTATATGAGTTATGGGGCGAGCGAGAGGAAGTCTTTATCTCTGTCCGTACAACTCGAAATCCACGCGGGCGGATAGCAGCTTACAACCAAAAGATCGATAGAGTTATGGGTAGTGATAAAGTACCACCGGACATCAAAGAAGAATTTGAGGGCCAATTGCGTATCGATACTGAAAAGTTCCTTGAGAACAAAGAGAAAAATTACCAGTCCAGCTCCCACACACTCAAGGAGGCCGAGAGAATCAAGGAGCTATTAGTCAATTTCAAAATTGAGCCCAAGGGAATATGGGAAGTATCGCCAGAACTGAGCAAAAGGCTATCAGATTTCACGTTTAAACGCCGACGACTGAAGTCGAAAGTGGATGATGGCCTGGCCGATTCAGCAGAAACAACACAGTCCTTTATTATGAACGGATTGCAATTAAGGATTGGTAAGGTGGCTAAGGTTGTGGCAAACGCAAAAGATGCCGAACAGCGGCAGCAGTTAATTGATATTGTTGAAAATTTATTAAATTTAGCAAAAACAGATTAAAAGGATTCTCACAATGAAAAAGTTAATCATAGTATTATTGTTAATTGTTTGCAGTTATTCTGTGGCCACTATGAGCAGCCAGTCGGCTAAGACTTCGTTATTTACAGGTGATGCCGTAACAACGGCCTTTACTTTCACGTTCCCCGTAGATACCGGCTCAAGTGGCTCACACGCTGACCTTGAAGTGTATCTGATTGTAACTGCCACAGGAGTAGCCACGCAGCAGACAGAGACCACACATTACGCCGTATCTGCCACAAATAACAATTTTACTGCCGGCGGCACGGTTACAATGGTTACAGCTCCAACAGCCCTGCAGCAGCTTTTAATTGCTCGAGATTCCGGTATCACTCAGAACAGCGATGTTGGCTCTTCGGGTGTGAGGCTTACTATTGAAAACGCATTAGACAAACTAACCCGGATAGGTATTGAGCAACAGGATCAAATCGATAGGTCTATCCATATACCCATAACCGATGACCCTAATCTAAGTATGGAGTTAGGCAGTGCCATTGAACGGGCAAACACAACTTTAGGCTTTGATGCCGATGGTAATCCAGAACTTTCGACTACGCTCGAAACAAGCGTTGTTATAACCGCCGCAGGTAAGGGATTGATCGATGATGATACTTATGCGGATATGAGAACAACCCTTGGGGTTTCCGCCAGTAGCGAGACTAGTATTAGTGGAATATGGACAAATGTCCAAGATTATGATGCGGTTGGCGATGGAGCTACCGATGACACAGTAGCGATTCAGGCGGTAATTGATGCTGCAAGCTCAGGTACAATAATCACAGGCAATGGTGCAACGTATGCAGTAAAAGCACTATATCTCAAGAGTGATATTATGTTTAGAGATTTTGATTTTTTCTCAATAGCAATGGCAACCGAGGAGGGCTATGATGGATTGAGCCCAGTGAATATCGGGCATAACGAAACAGACTCTAATGACTATAATGATATTTATGTAACCAACGTCCATATTGATGGTAACCGAACCAATCAAACAGGGATTTCTTCAGCGATGAAGCGATCTGGTTTTAGACTCGCCGGTAAAATGCACGATATATATATCGAGAATAGTTCGGCAACTTACTGTGCTGGTGATGGTATTTGGATGGGGCGTGGTGCTACATTTACAACTGTAGAAGATGCCAATGTTGCTCTCAAGAGGAATATAAATATAACAAATTGCATATTCAACTGGAACAAAAGGCAAGGTGGTAGTGGTGACTCTATAGAAGATTCCACTATAACTAACTGCCATTTTAATTATAACGGTAGGGCAATTAACGGTGAGACACTTGCAAACGTTCTGATAGGGGATACAGCGTGGACTGACTTTCTTGGTTGTGGTGTATGGATAGAATCTTACCAGGCGTTTGACTTTTGGGGGAATCTTAATTTTGTTAATTGCCAGTTCATCGATAACGAACGGAGCGGACTCTTGATTCACGGCGGAGACTTTGATCCCGACACAGAAGCGAGCTTTGTTGTTCGAGGCCCACTTAACGTAGTGAACTGTTCCGGAACGCATGGAACGGGTGAACACTACTCAACTGAATGGAGCTATCTCGATGCGTTTACAATCTCGCCATATAGAGACCACAGAGGTATTGACTGGTCTCCGTTCTGCAATGATGTTAGTTTTATTAATTGTAATACCATAGATCCAAGCCAAGGCCGTTTGCAGGCTTGGAATGTCAATAGGCTTTCGATAATAGGCGGTTCTTTTTCGACCATAGTTGGTTCAACTACTGATATGATTTTGAATGCTTGTACAAACGTTAGTCTAAGGCACCCACAAGTATCAGATCCGCCAGATACAACGATATCCGTTACTGATTGCACCTTCTTAGATAATAGAACCGAGGAACAGGACGATCTCCGGAGCTTCACAAAGGGTACTATCAGGGATATGTTATTGTATGAAATCCCAACTACCGCATCTTATGTAAATGCTTTGTGGTTCTTTGATACTACTTCAGGTGGAACCGTAACAGACTGGGGCCAGAACTCCCACGATCTAACACTCTCAGCAACAATAAGCAGCTGGACTCATTTTTACGAGGGGTTCAGTCCTTATATCCGCCCATCAGGAGCGTTGACTTTTGATATAGCAGACCATGATGATTTTTCTTTTAACGGTACTGCTGATACTGCCTTTTCAATAGTTGCGTTATTAAAATACAACCCAAGCAACGGAACTATTCTTGCGAAGAGAGATAGTACTACCGGCTCAGAGCAGAAGGAGTGGTTATTCTACACTAATGGCTCTGACGAGTTGACTTTAGAATTATCTGACAACGATTCTGGAGATGGTGGTAAAGTTACATCTGCCACTGATGCTAATATGACAGCAGATGAGGATGAGGTTCACTGTTACGCAGTTTCTTATGATGGCAGTGCAGCGGGAACTGGGATTGCTTTCTACCGGGATGGAACCGCAATGGCAGCCACAGCAGCAGATGCTGGAACCTATACTGCTATGAGAAATACTACTTCCAAAGTTGGAAACTACTACATAAATACCGTACCGGCAAACGTTACGGGACGGCACTCCTATTTAACTGTTATGGTTATAAGAGAAGAGTTATCAGCTGCCAATATGAAAAGAATAAGCGATTTATTACTAAGCTATGCAAACGCCAATTAAGGAGTGATGCGATGACACCAGCAGATATGAAAATAATAGAATTGACGGCGGAAACAACCGTGGAAAAAGCTATTAAAAAGATTATTCCTATTATGGATGAAAGGATAGAAAATCATTCTACCGCCTGTAAGCTGGATAGGATGGAACATCCGCAGAAGTCCACGTTCTTTAAGCAAAACTGGAAATATATTGTTATTGCGATAGTAATTCTTTGCAATACCCTTATTCCAATGTTCAAATCAGGCAAACAATTAACCACTAAACAGATACAGCAAATAGCAAAACAGGTTCTAATAGCTAAAATAATAGAACCAAACTTGCCGAATCGAAATTAATTCAATATTATCCACTCTTAGGAAGCCCCTTTTTTTTGAGGTTGAACCTCTCAATAGCATGAGCCACAAAAAAAACAACCCCTAAACAGTAACCCCAAACCGTCCAGCCGATCGCCGCATTGAGTATCAACAATACGATTTGAACTCCAAAAGGGGATTTTAAAAAGAGTTTTTCACAAAAAGGACTAACCAACAGAGACACCCAACCGTAGACACTCATAATTGCAGCTACCACCACGCTAATCGTAATTATGCCCAGTATAATAGAAATTACTTTAACTATGTGATTTCTGCATCTTTGCCATTTTTGTTTTGGTTCGTGTTCATCCATTCTCAGGAACCTCAATTTTAACACCAACTTTTTTGGCTATTTTCTGCAACTCTGACCAAAGTTTTTTAGTCTCGGCGGTGGAAGTTACTCGTAAATTAAGCGTTTTTCCCTCA